TGACCTATTGCATTACCAACACTTTTAAGAGCGTTAACTGTTGCAGTAAGTGCGCCACTATCTCTAAATGCATCCCACATCTTTTTAATTGTGCTAGTCAGTAATGATATTCCACTAACTACTTTATTAATTACCTTGTCTATATCAATACCATCTAAAAAGCTACCTAACTTCTCTGCCATACCATCAAAATTAATTTTATCCAGAGCATTCGCTACTCCAGAAATAGCTTTAATCCCGAATTTATTTAACTTTTGGAAAGCTGGTTGTAGTTTGTTAGCTAGTGATTCTTTCGCTCCGTCTATAGCTTGGTCTATACTTTTAAATTCAGTTGCCATTTTTGAGAAATATTCATTGTTCCCAACTTTCTTAATCGCATTGAAAAAGTCTTCTGTTTTAACTGTTCCGTTTTGTACAGCCTGTACAAGTTCACTTGTAGACATTCCCATTTCTTTAGCTACTGCACTAATCCCTGCGGGAGTTTGTTCTAACATCAACTTGAAGTCTTGCCATGCTACTTTAGGTTTCGCTGCCATTTGCACCGCTTGAGTACTTAACGTTTTCATCGCTTGAGTTGGATTCTC